ATGTGTGGCTCGTTCGAATCAGTATCATTAGCCATAGGAACCATAACATTATGAACACGACCGCGATTATTGATGTCATCTGTTCCGCGATTTTTTTTCTTATACTTGCCCGTCGCCATACTGCCGCCTGTTGCTTTAGTAATTCCTGACGCTGCACCTCTGCTCGTTCTACTTTCACCCTATCACGCATTGCTTCAAATTCTGTCCAGATTGCACCAAGTTCCTTGGGTGCTTGGTATACAAGGGTTTCGCGTAACTCCGTTTCTAACCTATTCATTTCTTTTACTGCCATGACTCTGTTAAATGCTTCTTGATTTACAGACAGCTCAGGGTCACGCGACTTCTTTACCTTTAACTCTTCTTCGTGCACATGCTTCTCTAACTGCTCATGCGCTTTAAAGAAGTTGCCAAGGTGCCCGCTTAAATCAGCAACGACATCCTTGGCCTGTCCATACGCATCTACCAACTCCATCCCCTGCGCCTTGTACTCTTGGTACATCTCACAGCCTTTACGTATTGCAGCGGCTGCTGTTTTTGCTACAGCTAGGAGGGTGAGCGGATCAATGGTTTAGATAGACTGCGAAGTTAAAAAGCTTAAGTCGGCGCTAGTCAATGCAGGTATAGCTTCGCTAGACAACGCAGTTACATCAACTGTCTGAATTTCTTGCGGCGGTATGTACTCAACCCATTGCTCTGTTGATTGACTCCACGACCAATTACCCTCTGGCTTAGGGTCACGAATAACCCAACCCGGTGGATACCACCACACTACCTCTTTGCCTTCAGGACAGACTGGCTCATCAGGTACTTCAATCCAACCTTCTGTGCCATCCGTCTCTGCTTTAGGAATACTTCCATTTTTAGAATACATACGTCACCTATAGAGTCGGGAAAGCTGCGGTTGGAACTGTGTAAGTAGCGCCAGAATAAACAGCGTAACCTTTTGTTATTCTAAATTCATCAACGTAACCATTTAAGTAATAATTACCAGAATTTTCACAAGCAACAAAAAGATTTGGAACAATAGAATAATTTGTTGTGTCTGTTCTTTGATAAACACGCGAACCATTTAAATAAACAGACGTATTATTTGACCCGCTACCAGAACGAACAAAAGCCATATGATTCCATGTGTTTAATGCAAAAGATGTTGAAGCAGTTATATCAAGTGTAGTTCCAAAATTAACATAAAGAGTTGTTGAAGAACCAATAATATAAGAGCCTATGTATTGGCTTGTTTCACGTATATCAAACAAATATTGTATGCCAGTACCTGATGCGTAAAAAAATCCTTCTATTGTGTAATCACCGCTACCAATTGCATTAGTAAGCTTTACCTTTAAATTATCCCCTGTCCCATCAAACCCCATACTAGTTGTGCCAAACTTCGCCTGTGTTGTACTTACCTGTGCATTGCCTACGGTTCTTAAATTATTCTTTGCAGCAGCGTCGTAGATGCCAGCGTTGGTAAAGTTGGCAAGCAGTTTAGTATTTGCGCTGTTAGTTACTAGTGCAGTTGGAACAGTAATCGTTGATGATGTTGCGTTATAACCGCCAGAACCAATTATGAATCTTAGGTTTGAAATGTATCCATCAAACGTATTTGCGTTACCAGTTGCATTAGAACCAATTGCTGGCAAATAAGTTGTAGAACCATTGTTAATGGCGCTTGTACCTAAACCTGTATTTGTTGCAACTTGAATTCCATTTAAAAACATACTGGCTGTTCCGCCTGTACGCGCAAAAACAACATGACTCCAAGCATTTAGTGGAGGAGCTGTAGTTGAAGCAAAGTTAGAATTACCATTACCAATATATAGTTCTGTCGCTAAATATCCATTTGTACCGGTAAGTTGAAAATTATATGAACTACCAGTATATGATGCTCTATCTGATTGACCACCAAAAACATAATTTGTAGTTCTACTTACAACATATATCCACGCTTCAAAACTAAAATCAGATGAACCAACATTGACACTATTGCCCGTCAAAGCTAAATAATCAGTAGCACTTACAAAATACCCACTACCCCCCACTACAGCAGCGTCATAAGAAGTAGTGGGTAAGAACGGGCTGAAGGCTTGGACGGTAGGGGAATTGGTTGGAGTAAGAGTTACTGCGCTTGAACTGTTATCAACAAAACGATTTGATTGACAAGTAAGTAATACGGTATTTGCTATATTAGTTAATGGTGTAGTTGGAACAGTTAATGTTGTTTGCGTTGGGTCGTAAACAGCAGACTTTACTACACGAAAGTTAGAAGCATATCCAATAAGAGGAAATCCTGAACTTTTATACCCAATATAAGCAAAATTATTGTAAGTAACCGTATTTGCTAATGTTCCTGTAGATGACCTAACACCATCCACAAATACTGTCATAACAGACGCATTTCTAACCACAGCGATATGATGCCATGCATTAGTAGACATTGATGCAACAGTAAACGATTGACTACCAACGCCACTTTTGTCAATTACAATTGTTGTTGCGTTATTAATTTCAACAGAAATATCGTTAGCTGCTGCACTTCCATACATGTGTTGAATCGTTGAAAAACTTGGGACGTATATCCAGCCTTCAAATGTAAATTGGCTAGTGCCAATATTTATGCCAGTAAAACTAAAACCGCTATCACTACCCTGTAAATAATTACTCCACCCCGTCTGACTGAATGGCGTAAACGTACCCTGCGCTGGAGTGCCGTTTGTAGTAAGAGTTATCGGACTACTAGAACTATCTAAGAACGTATTGTTCTGCGCACCATTAGTCGAAGTTGTATTTAATAACAACGTGACAAGGTTAAAAAAGCTACTTGCGGCTGCTGCCGCAGCATTACCAAGTAATCTACCTAAAATTCCAGACATTATGTTAGCCCCGAGCCAGAAATAATCCACGTTGTCGAAGTCATCTTTATTGCTGATGCCATACCGTACTGCGCTAATGTTCGGCTACCTGTTGTGCCTGTGCCAGCTAAATACATTGTGTCGGATGTGATTGCAACCGTGACCACTTGGCTAGTCATGTTGATAAACGTCAGCACAGTACCTAGCGCATAAGCTACAGTAGCATTTGAATCGATAGTAAACGTCCTAGCATTAGCATCTGTTGATGGATGCAATATAGCTTTGCCAGAGTCTGCTAGAACCGTTGTGTATGCCGCTGATTGACTGTTAATCGGCACATTTCTAAAACCAACACCGTCAGTGCCATCAACCGTACAACCTGACAAAGTGCCTGAGCTTGGAGTACCAAGCGCCCCCGAAGGTGCAACGTAATCTGTACCAGCGGTAGCCACAGTAAAGGCTGATGTGCCATTACCTTTAGCAATGCCAGTAAGCGTAGCCACTCCAATACCACCATTGCCAACAGGAAGCGTACCTGTTACGCCAGTAGTTAAAGGCAGACCCGTAGTATTAGTTAATGTGCCAGAGCTTGGAGTGCCTAACGCACCACCATTAACCACAGCAGCACCAGCCGAGCCTACATTGACCGCTAGAGCAGTTGCTACACCAGTTCCTAAGCCACTAACACCAGTAGATATTGGTAAACCAGTAGCGTTAGTCAAAGTTCCCGATGTAGGCGTACCTAAAATTGGTGTAACCAGCGTAGGAGACGTACTCAAAACCACGTTGCCAGAGCCTGTGCTAGATGTAACTCCAGTACCACCAGACGCTACTGGCAGCACAGTACCTAACGTCAAAGAAGACAGATACGTTGTTACATCGACGACGTTTGTTCCGTTATTAAAGACAAGCATTGTCTTACCCGCTGCAACCGCAATGCCTGTACCACTGGAGTTCTTAACAGTTACGGCATCCGCCAAACCATTATTTACAATGTATTGTTTTTCAATTGCAGGAACAATTAAATTTCTTGCACCACCCGATGTGCCCGTCAAATTTAAACGCAAATTACGAGCAGTCTGTGTCGCGTTAGTATCGGTGAGCGTTAGGGTGACATCAGCACTAGAAAAGGACACATCCGCTGTGCCCGTAATAGCTTCTTCAATTGCTGTGCCTAAATTGGTATTGGTAGTAGCGCCCCACGTGCCTGACTGCTCACCCGTGGTGATTAATTCAATTTTGAGAGGGCTAAATGTACTTGCCATGGTTTTTCCTTATGCCACATTAATCTGGACCCAATTAGGGTCTTGGTAATCATCGACCACAGACCACCCACGAATAAGAATTACTCCTACTGACCCAGTGCCTGTGACTCCAACTGCATTTTCAACGTGAGTATAACTTAGCGCTATCGTGCCTATGCTGCCAATTGCGGCTATTCCAACAGGAAGAACGGAGTCTCCAACCGATACTCCAACTCCACCAACTGCAGAAACACCTTCTACGCCCGTTACTACAACTATTTCCTCAAATACCGGAATAACATCGCCAACACTGCCTGTTCCCTGTACACCAACAGCGTTAATCGGTACAAATACAGTTCCTATTGAACCTGTTCCCTGTACCCCAGTAACCGTAACCGTGGGCGATAAAGCTACTGTTGTATCGCCTGCCGCGCCCGTGCCCGAAACGCCAGTTGGCACAAATACCAAGCCAAAGAAGAACGTAGGGGTGCCAATTGATCCGGTTCCCTGTACACCATCAGCCGTTATTACAACCTGCCTAGGTATAACTACTGTACCAATTGATCCTGTTCCTACAACTCCTACAGGATTTGCAGAAACAACCGGATAAATACTTCCTACACTTCCCGTTCCTTCAACGCCTGTGGGGATGACTGCTTCAACAATACCGCCCCAAGCATTTTGTCCCCATGTGCCTGAACCCCAGCCAACCGTGTTGGTAGCAGGTATTCCACCCCACGTAGCATCATTCCATGCTCCTTCACCCCACGCTTTAACGAGGTTCGGCACATTCTCTTCCTATTAAGCAATACGGATGATTGCAGTAGCCGCAACAGGCGCAGGAAATTGAATCTGGAAGTCTCCTGAACTAACCTGCTGATCACCACCAAAGCTCAACACCGCACAAGCTGGATCACCCGTTGCTGTATCGTTATAAATAATAGCGCCGCAACTAGTAAAAGTCGCACTAGACCATGTGGTATTGTCAAAGTCACACACGGCTGTGGTGCTACTCGCCACAGGAGTAACTGAAACAAGTGTATTACCGCCTGTGGTATAGCCACTACCATTAGCAACCTCATCCGAATTACTTGTAAGGTTGGTATAGCTAGTAGTTGCCGCACCATACGTTCCTGAGCCAGCAGCGGTTGCTTTCATCAAAGCAATCTTAAACGTATTGCCAGTGGAAGCCGTGAAATTGTGTACTGCCTTCAAGATTTCTACCTTAAAGGACGTAGGCATTGCTGTGGTTACGCTAATAGCCATTTTAATTCTCCAAAAGTTTAATTAGCTCGGGATGCCCTGCATCGCGAAACTTGTTTGCCAGTGTGGTGTTATGAGAAGCAACCGCTTGTTTCATATACCGCACTAATACCACACGAATATCGTCCTTAAACGCTTCCGCTTGATCACGAATAGCTGGATGAGAACTTTCTCCGATGTATACGATTTTTTCCAACGCCATTTCGGCAACTTCTTCTGGAGTAAACCCTCTTCCAGATACCATCACGGCCTTGATTTCGCCTAGTAAAGCTCCTCCAGAATTTCCCATCATGGCCCCGGTGTCTCCGATTTAAGACGTTGTCTAAGCATGCCATCCCGATATTCATCACGACGACGACGACCTTGCTGCTCAACTCCAAGTCCTTGTAACGCTTGTTTATACGAATTATCAAAGTACTGAAGCATTTCTAACGGACCTTTTGTATAACTATACGCCTGTATTAAACAGGCATAAAGCAACGCTTCAGGAGCATTATTACTCACCCACGTTGTCGTATTTGTAGACGACAACTGCGCTGGTCGGTAAATGTATCCAAGCTCTACTGAAAAATTTGCATTCGGTGTAGGTGCTACATAAAAGGTGTCCTGATCCCAAACAGAATAGTACTTAGGCGTTCCTGTAGTAGCACCGTTGGGCCAAAACTCTTTCATAAACGACGTATCACGAAAATCTAAAAACAACTGCTCGTTAGCGGCACTTGTCAGAATTAAATAACGATGCGTCAAAATATTGCTAGGTGTGGTTAAAAACCTATTGCTAGAAGTCATCGTACCTGTGACCTCTAACTTAAACACGTCCAAATCAATGTCGCGAAGAATACGGTTCTCGGCCATCGTAATGAACGTGTTTATTACCGGGGCAGTGAAGACATTGCTTCCTACCTCCGTGTAATTCCTAATATTAGTGACCAGTTCGTCGTATGTCATGTTATTAGTATGGTTACGCTACCCACTGTCCCTATTCCAAGTATCGCTGTTTGCGCAGGAAACGGATTCATGTTTGTAAGGTTCACGGTAGAAGCTGCACTACCTATACTCTGAAACGCAGAATCTCCCGGCACTCCAACAAAAACAACTACAGGTTCAATTCGATCCGGACGCGGCTGCAATAGGGCAATTGAATCTCCACGATAATGCAGTGGGTCTAACTGCGGCTCTTTCGGCTCATAGTCATCCGGACAAACTTTAAAACCTCGCCAGTTCTTTTTAAGTACATTGTATGGATATCGCTGACCACAATAGTCGCACAACCCATAGGAGTACTTACCACTAGCGAATCCCGCCACATCATGCTCCTAAATCGGGCACAAAATAGGTACTTGCAATGTCCCTATCCTCTGCCGCAGCCCTAGCAAACTCTTCCTCGTAAATTGCCTTGAGGCCCTGAGTACGCTCTGGCGCATACTTCAACGATAAGTAGTACGAAAGCCCTGCTGCTATACAAGGCAAGAATCTAAAATTAATATCCGTCGTGTTGGTATAAGCACCCGCATCTTCAATTCGACGAATGTAGTAGTACCTTAACTGATACGAACGATTTGGCGTAGGGTACAAAAACACTTTTGGTATGTTTGTTCTCTGCACATAATACTGCGCGGGTTGTGCCTGCGTAGTCTTATCCGGAACGTCTAAATACTGCTCTCGACTAATACGCTCAATGATGATGTCAGTGGCGGGCGTTTGATTAGTCAAACGTATAACTGCCGACAGCACATTTACCGTGTTCGTTGGCAAAGAGATTTCTGTGTCCCCTTGTACTAAACTGTACGTAGCTAATTCAATAGTCCAAAGATTTAAGCCACGGTTTGCCCACTCAAGGAACATTAAATTCAAAGAACGACGAGCAGTTGAGAGTTGTTTGCCGTTGGTCATTTGCATGCCACAACGCTCAAACGCTTCCTCAACTAGTTCGTCAATCTCTAAATTAAAAACTGTTGTTCCCGAAGTAGTCATTTAGCAAGCGCCGCCTTTTTTATAACCCTTAACCATGCCGCCATTCATCATTTTCTTAGCTTTGCCTGTGCCCGATATCTTTTCGCCCATAGCCATGCGCTTGTGTTGATTGATAGCGCCTTTGTTTACAGAGCCACCTGCTTTGTAGCGCCCTGCTTCAGCAAGTATCCTTTCTTTTCTAAGGTCTCGTGCTGCCGCTCTCGTGCCCTCATTTCTGAGCCTTCTGCGCATTTCTTTTTCTGCTTCCTTGTCCAGCTGCTTGCCCTTTTCCGTCCCCGCTATACGTTGAATATCTTCGCCTACTTTTGTAACGCCTTCCATGTAGACATCCTTCAGGCCTTTACCAACACCTTTGATTTTTTCTATTACGCCTTCTTCTTCGACTTCTCCACCTTCAGCCATCATCACAGGGCCGCTGGTTTTTCTGTTTGGCGTAGAAATCATTTTATTACGGGGGCCTGATGAAACAGCACCGCCACCCTTAGTTGCCGCACCCATTCCTCTGCCAGCCATGATTATTTCCCTTTCATAAGTGCGCGGCCACCGCCACGTGTTGCAACGCCCATTGCCTTGCCCTTACCTGTTTTTTTAGCCACTGCGCCGCCTTTTTTAAACATTGGCGTTTTAGTCGCTCTAGCCTGCATCAATTTTCCTATGGGACCCATTCCTTTGCCCTGTTTTTTAACCATGGCAAGCATGCCGATAGAACCCGCTCCTAGCTTGTCCTTTGCTCGCATTGCTTCGTCTTTTGCTTTTGCTTCGTCTTTTGCCATGTTACCTGCTGCATTAGCTGCCATGGCTTTTGTAAGCGCTCCTGTAATCGCTCCTGATATACCGCTAAATTTGCCCGAGTTTTTAGCGCCCATGTACCCTGCGGGTGCGTTAGCGGTTGCCGTAGCCACTTTTTTAAATGCTTTACCTAAAAGTCCCATGCTGATATCTCCTTAATTAGGCTCGTTGTTGGATGAGCCGGTCAATTTTTTCTTCAAGCTTGTTAAAGCGCTGATCAATGTGATCCGAAATTTTGTCAATTTCTGCTTGAGTAACGTTATCACGGGCTACCTCTTCTCTTGTCTTGTTTAGGAGAATACCTAAGCGCTGTACTTCAGCCGCTTGCAGTTGTACTTTTTCAGCATTCTGCTTATAAACTATGGCGGTTAACCCCATAATTACTGAAATTAAAGTGTTCCACCCAATTAAAACAATCGTAGACGTTTCCATTACGCTGCTGCCCCACCTTCAAACAGGATAGTAATGCTTAAAATGGTTGCTCCAAGCTTAATGAAGGCACCATCTTTAAACAAAATTCCCTGATCAGGGATTACAAAGTTTTGAGAATCGGCCACCGTGGTAGTCGAGATTTTTAACAGTAAGGGATCGGTATCTGCATCCCCATCAAAAAACTCAGCCGTTGAGGGACCACCTACTCCATGCGTAAAATATATGCCTACCACACGGGTACGACCATTAATAGCCTGCCCCGTAGCTGTCTTATATACCGCCGATATATTGCTGGCACTCATACGCGCCTCCTATTTAAAGACTGATTTTTATAAGGAGCCGTTTATTAAGCTGTACGAGTAAACACATACGCTGTGGCACTTGAAAACATTAAAGTGAAACGTGCCAAGCCTGTTACGCCTGCAGCAACGGTCAGGTCGCCAAACGAACCCGGAGTATCCACAGCAGCACTAGAAAGAATGCCGTTTACGGCAACTACCATAGTCACCGTGCTTGCACCAGCGGTGTTGTCAATATACAAATCAAACACAGTTCCCTTTGCGGCACCCAATGCTGCGCCCAACAAGGTTCCTGTAGGTAAAGTAATTGCGGTCGCTGCGGCAGAAGTAGAAGTGATGTAACCGGTAGCTACTTGGGTTGCAGTAGCGGTTGCTGTAGCGTTAATTGCAGCCGTTGTGGCGTGTGTAATGCGACCAGTGCCTGCAATATTGCCTGTAACGTTGCCTGTAACGTTGCCCGTTAAGTTGCCAATAAAGCCATTGGTAGACGTAACTGGGCCGGAAAAGGTAGTAGATGCCATTTTAATTTCCTCACATGCGAGAAACTGGGCATATCTGTCTGCATGTCGTCAGCCGGGACTGTCAGATATACCGGGGACCCCGGAATAGTGCAAATATACACGAACCACTATAAAAGAAAAAGGGGGCCGAAGCCCCCTTTTGTTTACGCTGCGCCTTCGGAACCGAAGATACCGCGCCAATCAGAGAAGCCGAACGAATAACGCTCACGCGCTTTGTAGCGCACGTTACCTGTGTCGAAATCACCTTCAAAGGCGGTCTTGATACCTACACGCTGGAACATCTTCATGCCGTTAGGTGCATCAGTCAAAATGAAGTATGCATCTGGATCGGTCAAGTAGTGGTTCACTGTGTAACCCTGTGGAACCATGCCCATGTTACGAATCGCGTTGATATCGTTATCTGCTGTACCAACACGCAGAGTCGATTTCAAAATACGATCAGCCGTAAATTGGAGTTCTTTAGGGATAACCAGTTTCAAGCCTTGAACAGCGATCTTCAAGTTACGCTCATCAACGAACGAAGCGATGTCAATCAACGCTTGTTCCAGTGAGGTTTCCGAAAGATCGGCTGCTGTTGCCAGCTTGTTTGCTTGGTTAGGGCCACCAATAATTGGATGGGCTGTTGAGCACAAAGTAGCGCCGTCACCACCGATAGAGGTAGTAAAGGCACCATTCAGTACGCCTGCAGCTTTAATCTGCTTAGTGGTTGCCATTGAACGTGCCAAAGCACGTGTGTAACGAGCGGAGAGACGGTCGTACAAGTTATCTTCTACTGCTTCTTCAGTCAGAGAGAATGCCAAAGCAATCGTCTCATGAGTGTAGCGAGCAGTATAGACTTCCTGAGCAGTGTCATAGTCTACGCCAGCGCCTTCAGTTTTGGTTGGAGCCTCACCGAAGCCGGACAGCATAACTTCTTCTTCAAAAGCACGATCAGAAGACTCAATATCATAAATTTGAGCGTGTTCTTGTTCGTAACCCTTGTATTCCATGCCGAACAGAGCGTTCAGGCCGGGCTCCAACTCTTTGACTAGTTGTGCACGTGAAATTGCCATGATTTAGCTCCTATTAAGTTAGGCCAGCAACACCAATGCTGCTGTATTGATGCGCATTGATCTTTACAACCACTTGGGTGAAGTTTTCACCTAACGCATTGTTGGGCGCGTTATACAGGCCAACAATCTTTAGGACCAGAGTATTAGTAGTCGTAATGGTGGACGAATCCAGTTCCATTGCAGAAAGACCATTAACCGTGCTGCCTGCAGTGGCGGTAACCGCTCCATTTTGACCAATATCAGCTTGAACAATGTCTTCATCAGCCTGAACTACATAAAGCTGACTAGGATCATCAAGCACTTCCGCCATAATTTGGCCTGAAGTGATGTTCACCGAACCCGGATAGTAGTTCTTCCAAGTTGGCTTGCCTGTAGTTGGATCAGTGTAGTTAACACCGTTAAATACACCAACTGCAGTAGCATGAGTACCACTAACATATTTAACAAGGTAACCAGCAACCAAAGTTACTAAGTCGCCTTGAAAGATAGCGCCAGCCTGATTATCCGCAATAACATATCCATACTGCTTCTGACCACCAGTAGCAGATAGATTGCCAAGAGGACGCAGACCATAGGCTTTATCAACGTTTGCCATTTGTCTATTCCTTAAAAAAGTTTACTAATCAATTTTTGGACTTCCAAAAACCGTTTTAGACTGTCTAGTAGGTCGGTTAATACGCATAGTGTCATGCGCATTCGACTTCATTAGATCATTGTCTACAGATTGCATTTGATCACGGGTGCGCGAGGCGTAATATGCATTTCGCTCCGCTACCGTCTCTTCTGGAATACGAGCAAGAAGCAAACTTCCCACGCCGATAATACCGGCATGTCGGTTTGTCTCATCACCGCCGTTCACGAAATCAGGATATTCATCTGCACGGACTAGTTCGTATCCTTCTCGTAGGCGAGAAGAAACATTGATACGATCATCTACTCCGCCAGCTTCGGCGCGAATCCAACGGTGTTTGTATCCCGGAGGCGCAGCAGGCGCATCCAATTTGGAAGGAGGAGCCCAAGGTCTACGACGCGTAGCCATCTCGCGAGTCTCAGACTTGCGTGAACTACGATTCAAACTAGGTATGTCGATTTTGTCCATGGTCTTAATCCTTTACATATTTGGCATATTCCTCAAGCGGAACACCCAATTTTTTAGCAATAGCTACCTGACTCGGCGTAAGCCGGACAGAGCGGCGCGCATTATTTACTCCCGAAGAACGGGTTGCAGGTGCAACCGGATGCGCTGGCCGATTGACTCTGGAAGATTGTCGCGGTTTTCCTAGCTTATGCGGAAAGTACTCACTCATGCGATTATCGAGCTCATAATAATACTCATCGCTCTCCGGGTCAAACTTCTCCTGAACCACTAATTGCATGTGTACTGCCTGAACCGCATTTGTCATTACCGGATCAACGCCATACCACTCGTTTCGCTCTGCCCACTCCTCTGCTCGCGGGTCTGGCGCACGTGGTCGTTGTTGCGTTTGCTGCGGTTGTTCTTGCTGTCGCTGTTGCTGGGCAACGTAAACCTCAGTTTGTTGCTGGCGTTGGGCAGAAGCTGCAGCAATTTGACGCTGATCCATCATGATAGAGGTCAAACGCTCTTGCGCCTCAGTCTCCGTATCAATATCGCCTTCTTCTCTTGCCTGCCTAATAACTGCCTTTAACGCAGCCGCTTGAGTCTCTACACGACCCCTTGCCTCAGTTAAACGCTCTGTATCCGTCACATGAAAGCGCCGCTCTAGCTCTTGAGCCTTCTGTTGAACACTCTTAGCGTACTCCAGAGCCGCCGTTTCACGACGTTCTGTCTCACGTAGACGAGCAGTTAACTTATCTATGCGTTTTTTGACAGAATCGTTGTACTTATCCATCTCCAACGACTGTTTATTGCCCTCTACCCTTACCTCAGGCGCTTCTTCGGTCCCCGTTACTTCGGCATTTGAACCATCTTCGTTCATCTCTACCGTAGTCGCTTCCTCATTGTCACCAATATCAAATTCAAGTTGTTCTGTGGACATTTTTACCCCTTAGTACATGTGTAGGATATCTTTTGGGTCTGCTACAGTGCCCAAAATCTCATCATCGTTAAGAAACCGTATCTCGCCACCATCAATAGGGATACGAGAACCTGCATAACGACCGAAAATGACCCAATCACCCTCCTTGCACCACGGACCGTTAGGAAACTTGCTCTGATCCATGTAAGCTAAGTCGCCCATACGCAAAACATAGCCACACGTCGTAGCTAATTGCGTCTTCTTCTGGGTTTCTTCCGCTAATTCAATACCGCCTCTAGAGCGTTTAGCTCCGCGATAAGGCAAAAGGGCAACCCGCCATCCCGTTGGGGTCGGCAAGTGAGCCATGATGTCTTTTTCTAGCTTCTCGACATCAATATTTCCGTCTTCCGTAAACGCATTCTCAATAGAGGACGAGTTCTCCTCTTGTTCTTGCCATTTACGTTGTAATGCAGTCAGGTTTTCTTCCGCTACAGCTTCCATTAGTCCTCCTTTGGGTTAATCATCAGCAAAATGTTTGTTTGCCAACTCCTTGACAGCGTCAACTGCCAAATTCAAACCCTCCAGACGGCCCATGAGGAACTTGTAACGCTCCATATCTGGAATACTTCCAGACAACACATGACCCTTTGTGTCTTCTTGCAAAGTCTTCAGCTCTTTTAAGAGCGACTCTGTAAAAGTAAGCATGGTTATTTCCCATGAGAAGCAGACGGTATAAAGCCACCGTCAGGAGGGCTTAAAAATCAATAAATCTTAACTTTGTTAAAGGCATCCTTACGGTAAACCTCGCGCACAGGACCCATCACGCCACCTTTTCGCATAGGCTTTGTTTTCCCCGCACTCTCGTAAGCAATTGCCGCAGCTTGCTTGACAGCGGCTTTCTTGCTCTTGGGCGCACTTGTACCAATCTTCCCTGTTTTCTTAAACGTTCCGACCATCTCTCCAATGTTGGAGCTAATGGTCATCTTGCTTTTACCTTTTTTAAGTGGCATTTGAGCCTCCGGGTGCCTTAGGTGGTTGTGAGAAGCGCTCACGCGTAACTTCTGCACGTAACTGTGCAATATCTTCTTGCGACTGAACGCGTTCTTGATTCGCCATACGCTGCTGTTTCATTTTCTCAGCATCTAACTGCAAGCGTTTATCATCCATTTGTAAACGTGCTTGGTCTATCTGACCACGTTGCTGAATTTCTGTTTCTTTCAACGCTATAAGCGGATCAGGACCTGCACCACTAAGTTGACTTTGTGTCTCTCTTAGCTTCATCAAGCCTTGCGCAACAGCAACCGCTATCATGCCTTCGCGTTGGATGTCAGACACCATGCCATCAGGATCAGAGCCATACTGTTTGTATAGTTCTGCGGCTACGTCTTCTTCCGCTTGCATGTGCACGTGGTTTAATACATGCTTTTGAAGCAGAATTGCCGCCTGTGGATTTGCTTGTACAGTAGGTGCCATGCCCATAATCAAGTGCGACAGGATATGTGCGTCATGCTGCTGACCTGCAAATACCTTTAACTCCATCATATCCATTACATCTGCATTTTCTAGTGCAGGGTCTTTTGGCATCTGATTAACTTGTGGCCGCAGAATACCATCAATGTCCCTTACGTTCATTGCAGCATACACGCGATAGTACGCTTCGTACATGTTGTGCATCTGCGGCGCACTCTGTGCCAACTGCAATTGAGTTTGCGCTAACGTAATGCGCTGTGCAGCTGAAAATATGTTGGGGTCCGCAACAGGCAAGACTGCAACCATGTTGTCGAAGTCTGCTTTCTTGATCCTGCGCGATGCTCCGGGAACATCATACGGATATTCATCTGGCAAGAACTCACCAAAGCCCTGTGCAAGTAACTGAAACTCCAGTTTCTGCGCATAGTGCATCCGCTTATGAATTGCGGACATGACTGCAGAGCCTTTTTCCAAGAGCGCAATGGTTGTACCCACTGCTGCCATCTGGTTGCCTTCACCAACCTGCATATCTGCAATGCTTGCCAAGCGGCGACCGGCTTCAACCAAGAAGCCCAACAATGAAAACAGCGTCTGACTTGGCTCTTTGTACGGCAGAGGCATTAATGACGAAGTAAGCTCCGCGCCACCCGCATCGATATCGCGCCATTCACCCGGCTGGATAGGGTTTTCAGTGTCCGCGATCCGCGCGCCTTTGGCCTTGAAGCCTGCAGGCAAGTTTGACAGCGTTCCCGCGTCCAATAACTGACGCATTGCAGAGGTAGCCGCTTTCGTTAAGCCGCCAATCAGGTGAATCAAGCCTAAACCATACGCGCCCATGCCTTGGACAAACACATAATGCACGTAATAGTTTGTCTTACTCTTCTTTTCATCGCCTTCTTTCCAGTTGCGACGAATTCCGACCACCTGACCACTGGTTTGATCTACTGTAATAACGTAGGGATGGCAGATTCCTGTGGGCTCGTTGTCTTCGTCAACATCCTCAAAGCCAAGAAGGTCCCAATCCACCGTAAATTCAAGCAAAAATACTTCTTCGTCCTGCTCCGAAGGATTTAAACCTGTCTGTTTGTTGGTTGCATCTTGAATTTGATCCGCGTCCGGCGGAGAACGCTCACCTTGAAGGTCAACATCAAGGTATTCACCGTCTGCTACCCGCTTTCTGAACTCATTAATCGGCATCGCGACAGCGTGTGTGATGCGATTACACTGCGACATGACTGACGAGCCGTTATACGGAATGAAAAGACTGTCAGGAAGTACTAACCGACTGACCATTCTTTGCAATTGACGGTCGTAATAGACCTTCTTGAACGCCGATCCACCGTAGCCAAGGTAGAAAAGCATCTGATCAAACTCCGGTGTGTACTCTTCCATCACCGTTGTGATCTGGTAATTCATAAAGTCTTGCACACGCGAGGCTTGCTGTACCTTGTCCAGCGTTTCTTTGCCTACAATCTGTGTACGAACAGGGCCACCGGCAGGCAAAAGTTCTTTCAACGCCTGTGCTTGAAACTGCACAACGCCTTCCATTAGCAATGGATGCGCTGCACCGGCTGCGCCACGGAATGGTTTTGTGCGCTCTTCGATCTTCATGCCTAACAGATCAAGGCCCTTGGCGTACATCTGCTCCCAATCTTCTCTAGAAGACTTATCCGCCTCAAACAATGCCATCAACTCACGCGAGATACGGCTGCGCTCGTCCTCTTCTACCAACTCAGCTAGGTTGGCATAGAAGTCCACTTCCATATCATCGTCGCCAATCTCAACCGTAGCACCACCGTCGTCTTCGAGAAATACCTCAACGTCCGGCATGTCTTCCATGTCTAGTTCAACACTAGTCCTTGGTGCTTCGTTAACGATTTTATCTACTGGCATTGTTATTCCCCGTCTTTATTCTTGTACTTCAGGTAATCGGCGTACTCGTCGCCCCAGTTAACCATTGTGTCTTCTTTAAGTGAAGCACCTGTTCTATCTCTACTGTATTTTGTAGGTTGCATTGAAGAAGGGTTTAACTGATCAAATAGCGTAAAAATTGCGCGTTTTTGTTCCGCAGTGGGTTCACTATTAAACTTAGCTTGAATCTGCCTTGTCACATTAAGTTCCCCATTAGGACGTGCCTCTATTTCTACGGTGACTTGAGGAATCCCTTTGTCATCCCGCAGGGAGTATATACGAGCACGGCCAGAATTGAAGGCGTCTTTTCCACCTAAGTTGTAACTATTGCTGGTTTTGTAGCCGCCAACAGAATGACGCATCGCAGCTCCTTCTAGCTCCACTGCATTAGGGCTGGTTACCTGAACCCACTTCAAATTTTCGCCAACACTCTTTACTGGTTCCGTTCCATCAAAGTAAAGCTTCGTAGGGAGCGGTTTTCCATTCTCCGCCTTGTTTAAGACCTCTTGCCAATCCCGAGTCAACCTCATGTTCTTCGTGCCTTTGATCACGGCCTCGGGGAAGCTCATGCGCTGCAGGTCTTTTAGCGGTATAGAAGCGATACCTTCTGCAAGGTTAGCAGGTACCATGAAATCCAGATCAGGACGAGACATGTCATAAATAGGTTCGTTATTCCTATACGCATAGAGCATGTTCTCTACGTCCTTAGGGAATTGCGAACGAAGTTCCGTAGGTGCTCCACCCGGCATAGATTCTTCGATTATGCGACCCATGTTATTTTGCGCTTCACCCGAGTAGCTTTTTGATAGGTCTTGAATATCTGTTGGAGTGGGGTACTCAATGTTTATAAGCTCATCCGGAACACCTTCTGCACGGAGCTTTTCACGAATCTGTTCTTCCACCTTATTTGCTAGTACATAACCTTCGTTACTAGAAGACTGCATCTCTGGTGGTTTTATTACCCTTGCACGAAGCTTAGTGGCTTTATCATAGGCTTTCTCTAAGTCAGCAATCGCCTCTGGGTCACCCATCAAACGTGCCAATGCTTCAGCCGCGTCGCCACCTTCTTCCGCCGCTTCTCCTGCTCCACGGCCCTCGCCTCTTGCGGCTTTTAATGCGTAACTACGGAAAGTCTCTTTGTCAGTTCCGTAACGAGGTAAGCGTCCTTCTACGAGTGCCTTGCGCAACGGATCATCTGCTGTCCCGTACTCAGTCGTCAAGTATTTGCGTCCCTTGTCGCGAATGAACTCAGCTACGCCCCCCGCATCTGATCCTGCCAATATGTCGGAACGTGATAGGTTGTTAACTACACTGTCCAAATAGTCATCCATACGCGAACCAAAGCTAGATGGATAGAACGTGCCGCCTTTTGGTTTTACCGCATACATAGGTTGTGCAGCTGGGGCGTACTTCATCGCTTTTTCAGCAACAGCAGGTCCCAACTCTTCCAATGCTTTTTTTGCTCCTGTCTTGGCTACCTTAGCTGTTTTACTGACAGCGCTTGAAGGAATGGGAAGAGGCATATAGGTGCCCACATTTTCAAACCCTCCCGCCTCTTTAGTTGGGCTGGTCAAACGTTTAGGCATATAGTCGCGCAATACTTCTTCTGTTGTTGCCAACTTGCGCGTCTTGTCACTGTCACGGAATAAGGATTCAATATCACCAAATGATCCGGGGACAGCGGCCACTGAGCCACGAACTAGTGACTCAAGATTACTAACTCCTTCACCTGCAATGCGACTAAGCGCAGTTAATGCCTCACGTGCGAAGGACTGTCCCGTCTCTGGATTAATTGCGGTGGTCCGATCTCGAGACGTGGGGGACGACGAAGCAACCGCTTCACCGCCCCCCGCGAACTTTTTTAGCATGGCCTTGGACTTAGAATCCATGCCTTGATTCTTGGACCGCGATTGCTGGGCCACCATCCTTGCCACGGGGTTACTGATCTCCCCCTCTGGCGGTGACCCCTTCGCTCGACCCGGAATCTTATTGATGAACATGTCAATGTCCGAATTGATTCGGTTCCGCTTGTCATTCTCTTTGTTAATCTTTTCACGTAACGCATCAGAGTAATAACCTACGCCGGTCTGGTCGCCGTACTTAGAGATCGCTGTTTCCAACTCTCTAATGCTATTGTCGATGCCTGTAAGCGCGTTTTTAAATACACCGCGAACACCGTCTTCCGTAGTCTTTGCACTGATGGCAATGTTTGGTGTGCTATACGCGCCGTAGTTCTTGTTGATAAACGCCAACGATGTATTAGCGTTGCTTTTCATCAAGTTTGCCTGATCCAGCTCTTGCTTCTGCGGATTTACCACGTCATTAAAGAAGTTCTTAGTAACGTCCGCTTTGTCGCCATACAAACCTTTAAGCTGGTTGTACGTTCCTAACGCCGCTTGGTAGTCGGCGTTCTGTCGCTGAATAAGCGGATCAAACGCCTGTGCTGCATTTAACTTAGAGTAATCCTGATCCGGCAAATCCAAGCCCGTAAAGCCTGTGATCTTCTGAGCCGCCATCTGCTTGCCCAAGATCAAATCACGCATCGGATCAGGTTGCGCCTGATCAATAGCCGATTGTCGCGCACCACGGGCTTGATCTAATCGAGAATTCTCTTTGTCCAACAACTGATTTAACTGCGACGCATAGCCGCCTAGACCTAACCTATCGGCTTGATCTCTTGCCGCCTGTAGTTTAGCTACGTTGTCCTCATACGTTTTAATGGGTTGCGCGAACGCCGCAGTTGTCTGCGCCTCGTTACGTATCTCAGCTAATTTCAGCGGGCTGAAGTCTTTGTACGCTGCAGCACCTGAAATGGTTCCGTACAGATTTGCTTTGTTTACTCCACCGACTAGGTTATTCAAACGGTCGTACTGTTCTTTCTGTGGAGTTACGACGTCCTTTAAGTAATTCTTTGCGATGTCCGATGTCGCGCCAAATCGTGTTGACAGTTCGTTGTACAACGAGTTAGCTGCCGTGTATTCCTTTTGCTGCGTAATCAAGGCACTTGAAAAAGGATCAGCCTTGGTCTCAGGAGTAAAGCCAATGTCGCCAAGATTAATATCTGTATAGCCAGTGACGCCCTGCTGCTTTAACCAATCCGCCTCACGACGCGTTTGATATCCCGTAGGTAGTTCATACGCTCCACCCACACCTGTGAAGTACTTTGACGCGTTTGTGAAGTCAGTCTTAGACCGAAGGACGTCCGCCTCTTGCTCTAGCAAAATACCATTCAACTGCCCAGCTAATCCCCAGTTACCTGTGGCTACCGCTTTGTTATATTCCAAACGAATTGCGTCCGCTTCAGATTGCTGTTGCTTGGTTGCGCCAGCAAACAACTCTGTCACTTGGGCCTTGGTCCCCGATATGTTTTCCGGATTAAAGGTCGCGTAGTTCGTGTACTCGTAACCACCGGGAGTCTTTAGCACCGCTGGAGGTGTATACCCGCCACCACCGGTCGTGCCACCACCTCCAGTATCTTTGGTCCTCTCAATCCCATCCGGAGTCAAATAGGCGGCAAAGTCTTTTGGCCTGTCAAACGATACAACGGTAGGTTCTGACTTAGAAGTAGCATCACCCGTCGTTTTAGTACCGTAGCTTGTTAGGATGTCAGAAGGCGCTAGATTAATCTGCTGTGCTGGTAAATCCTTTAACTCTTTCAATACCGGTTTGGCTAAGGTAGGTGTATCCGTAACCTTTGATGTTGGCATCGTCAATTTAGTCGAAGCAAACGTAGGAATGTTCGACAACATATCTGACGCTGACAGAGTAGTCGCCGCCTGAGGTTTTATTGGTGCTAAGTTCCCTGTAGTTAATGCCGCTTGTGGCTGCTGTAGCGTCGTTAACGCACTGGGCAATACAGGAGTTTTTAGCGTGTCCGTAACCGCCACACCTGTCGCTGGTACAGCCTCTGGGCCAACCGCAGGCTGAGTAATTATCGGGTTCGTGTACGCATTAGCCGCTGCTTCTCGTATCTTGAACTGATCAAACAACGGGTCGCCTACTACCTCGCCACCCTCTGCAAACTCTTGAACTTGCTCGCCGTCATCTATCGGAGCGTATGCGCCATACTTTATAAAGTCCTGAAGCATGGTCGAAGAAGTGTCTCCGCCCGTAGACGCAAGATCGTCAACTGTCTGTTCGTTGTCCATAACAAACCCTTAAAAAGATTACGCAAGATTGTAGGGCTAATAGTACTCATGCACAAGCGCATCACTGGGCGTATCCTCGTCATCATCATCTGCCAAACTGATGAAGTTACCCGACCTAAATCGCATCATCGCTTGTGTTGTTGAATCGACCATGTCGTCGTTGTCCCCATTGGGAAAGGCCGCGCATTCCTCTACAAGCTCCTCGGCCCAATCTGTCTCTGGCACCCAAACCATACCACTTTCAAATAACGGCGCAACGGAGTGCGCACGACTTACTTTATCCTGTCCCGCCCGCCTGCCGCCGGGGTTGTACATCGTCACAGGAATTCCCATTCTACGTAACTCCTGCTGCAGAGTCACGCCCGTCGCCTTCGCCTCAATCAATATGTTGTCCGGCTTCCAATAATCATGCTGTGCCTTGGCAATACGCTTTAGCTCAGGGAAGTCCCAACGACCACGCTTTACATCCAACAAGACAATATTAGGGCCAGAATCCTGATCCGGCACAAACACTCCCCACGTCGTGATCACAGAATAGTCAGCCGTCTCTTTCTTGGAATACGCCGTATCGTAACTCTGGATCAAGTAGTCACACTGTGGTGGATCGTCATGCGGCCATATCTTCCACCACTCCCGCTTTAATATTGCACCCTCTTCCGATGTCGGCTGCTGCTGCCACTGTGCTTGCCACTTACGCAAGCCAATAGACATTTTGACCTTCTCTAACTCCTCAAGCTTCCAATACTCCGGCCACAAAGGTTTATTGTTAGGCAAAATGGCAGGGAACTCCAACACCTCCCACTGGTCCGTTTTCAACTGACCTTGCTGCTTGAGTAAGCGCCCACTCAAGTCATCCGTGCGCCAACGCGTGTTAATCAAGATGATCGAGCCGTTCGGCTGCAAACGCTGACGAGGACCTGACGTGTACCAATCCCACGTGTTCTCCATCGCGGTGTCCGACATGGCGTCTTGCTCGTCCAAAATATCATCAAGGATCACGACGTTACCACCACGGCCCGTCATTGCACCGCCCTTGCCGATGAAGAAGGCTTCCCCACCTTGGCTCGTGTCCCACCTGCCCGCAGCCTTGCTGTCTGCCGACAACGCCATCTCAGGGAACAGCTCCTTGTACCGCTCTTCCGATACAAGATTTCTAATCATCCTGCCGAAACGCTGGGCTAATTCCGCTGTGTGGGAGCCAACAATAAGCTTAGATTGAGGCATCTTGCCCATTAGATAAGCGGGGAACAAGTAGCTACCCATCTGGCTCTTGCCGTGACGAGGAGGCATCGCGATCATCAGACGTTTGCACTCGCCAGACACAACGCGGTCTAGCGCCTTAGCGATCCTACGGTGGTGCTCCCCGACAATCATTTCGGGCCACACGTACCTACAAAAGTCTAGGAAGGTGCTTGTTGCGCGCTCCTGTGCTTGAAGCTGCGCGAGCCGATACTCAAGCTTTAAGCGCTCTGATTCTACGTCGCTTGTAGGAGTCATAGGTTTCAGATTTTTATAAAAATTTTTATCAAATTGCGTTTTATACGAAAGGGGGCCTATTTGCAAGAAGTGTTTCACGTGGAACATGCCAAACTAGAAACTAGGGGCTAAACACTTTTATCTACATATCGTATGGCAAAAATCGGGCTATGGCATGCGCAGCTTGAGCTGGGGGCCGAAAAACCTGCCCCGCCTCGGAGTAAGTGCTCACTATCGCCAAATCACGCACAGGTACCCTTTAGGTGTAAGCGCTCACTACGCCCACGGCCCGCGAACCATGGCCCACGGCCTGCAGTGTATGCAATGCGCGCCACATACCACGGCCAGCGGATCACATACACCGATTAACGGCCCACGGCCCGCCCGCTGGGCGCTGGTAACGTCCGCCAGCTGGGCACGGCCAGCGGCCCAGCCGGTAGCGGATCGCGGCCAGCGGCCCAGCCGGTAGCGGATCACGGCCAGCGGCCCAGCCGGTAGCGGATCACGGCCAGCGGTCCAGCCGGTAGCGGATCGCGGCCAGCGGCCCAGCCGGTAGCGGATCACGGCCAGCGGCCCAGCCGGTAGCGGATCACGGCC